AAAAAGATTTAATACAATCTTAGAATACACCTTTTTTGTCGATGAGATGGAGAAAGAAGGTGATAATCCAGAAGGTAACACTGAAGATTTGTTATTAGATGTTACTGAACAGGAAGAAGAAGTGACTGATGTTGTTGAACCAACAGAAGAACCTGTAGAAGAACCTGTAGAAGAACCTGTAGAAGAACCAACTGAAGAAGGTGGTGAAGATATGGATTTAGGTGAAGATCCGTTTGGTGGTGAATTACCAGTGGAAGATGAATTTGCTGATGAGCCAGCTATGGAAGAAGAACCAATGAGTGATGAAGGAGAGGTTGAAGTTGATGTAACCGATATTGTTGACAAAACTGAAGAGGCTAAAGAAGAAGCTTCACAAGCATCATCTAAAATTGATGACTTATTAGGTAAGTTTTCAGAATTGGAACAAAAACTTACGGGTATGGATGCAATCATCAACAAAATGGATGAGTTGGAAAAAGAGGTTATTGAAAGAAACCCAAACCCAACTGAAAAGTTAAGTATGAGATCTATGGATTCATTTCCATATAGTGTAAAATTAACTGATTTTTGGGCTGACAGAGAAGGTTACGATGCAACTGGTGAAGAAGGAGAAGAAAAAGAATATACTTTAACACAACAAGATATCGATGATGAATATAATGAATCAGATATAAAAGGAAGTTTTAATCCGAAAACAGAAAGATAAATAATACATAATATTGACACCTAAACGGGCATTGATTATAATATATCATTGTCCGTTTTTTGTTTTATGTATGTTTGACTTTTACGAAAAACGTGATTATTATTAAGTAATTAAATTATTTTATAAACTAAAAAAAAGAGTTAAATGGCGAAAAATGAAATTAATCCGTTAGATGCAATTCTATCTCAGTATGAGAAGAATAGTGAGAAGGGTGGTGGTAACAAACCAAAGATTTCTAATGAAGAAAGATTAAAAAAGTATTTTACTGAAAAGTTAAGGCAAGGTCAAAAAACTGCAGAAAAGACTTTTAGGATTTTACCATCTACAGACCCTACAAAGTCTCCTTTTGTTGAGACTTATTATCATGAAATGAATGTTAATGGTAAGTATGAAAAAATTCACTGCACAAAATTGAATGATGGTGAACCTTGTAAAATCTGTGAAGCGAGAGAAGCTTTATATGAAGATGGTAGTAAAAAAGCGAAAGCAATGGCTTCATCATATACTGCAAGAAAGTATTATGTTGTTAAGGGAATTGACAGAGATAACGAAGATCATGGAGTTAAATTCTGGAGGTTTAAGCACAAATACACTGGCGATGGTGTGATGGATAAATTAATTCCTATTCTAAAGAAAAGAGGGAATATTATGGATCCTAGAGAAGGTAGAGATATTACTATTACAACAAATAGGAACGACAAAGGTTGGAGTGTTGTAACAAGTATCATGTCTGAAGACCCTTCAGTATTGACTGATCCTAAGTCTGCAGAGGCAAAAGAATGGATGACAAACGAAGAGACATGGAGAGATGTTTATTCTGTTAAACCTGTTGAGTTTGTTAATATCGTTGCTGAACAAAAGACACCAGTTTGGGATTCTGAATTAAAGAAGTTTGTTGCTGAAGAAGACAAAGAAGAAAAAGAAACTGCATCATTAGAAGAAGAAATCAATATGATGGAAGGTTTAACTGAAGAAGATGAAAACGAATTAGAAGTGGAAGCAGTAGCATTGGATTCTGAGGATGACGATGATGAATTACCTTTCTAATAAAAAAAATTAAAGATATATGGCAAAAAAACCATTAAAGAAAAAAACTACTGATTTTTCGTCTATAAGGAAAAAGTTCTCTTCCAGTGATAAGTATAAAGAACAAAAATACTTTGATCTGGGAGAAGCCTTTCAGAAGGCGACTGGTATACCAGGACCTGCTATGGGACAAATCAATATGTTTTTAGGACATTCGGATACGGGTAAAACCACTGCTATGATACAGGCGGCGGTAGATGCTCAGAAAAAAGGTATTTTACCTGTCTTTATCATTACAGAACAGAAATGGAGTTTCGAACATGCTAAAACAATGGGGTTACAAGCAGAGTATGTTGAAGAAGTTAATGAAGATACAGGTGAGGTAGAAGCTTATTGGGATGGATTCTTACTATATAAATTAGGTTTCGATTATATCGAACAAGCATTTGACTATGTAACAGAAGTATTAAATGCTCAAAAGAATGGTGAGATCCCACACGATATAGTTTTCCTTTGGGATTCTATTGGGACAATTCCTTGTGAAATGTCCTTCAACGGAAAAGGAGGAAACCAACACACTGCTAGAATTATTTCAGAAAAATGGGGTATGGGTATGGCACAAAGGATTACATCTTCTAGAAAAGAAAGTAGCCCTTACACCAATACGATGATATTTGTTAACCAACCTTGGGTTGAGTTACCTGATAATCCCTTCTCACAACCTAGAATACAACCAAAAGGAGGGCAATCTATTTACTTATCTTGTTCTTTAGTATTCTTATTTGGGAATCAAAAAAGTTCTGGGGTATCTAAACTATCAGCAACCAACAAAGGTAGAAAGGTAAACTTTGCTATCAGAACAAAAGTTGGTATTCACAAAAATCATATGAATGGTTTAGGGTATGCTGATTGTAAGTTACTAGCAACGACACATGGATTTATCGAGGATGAGAAAAAGTCGATAGATAACTACAAAGCCGAATATAAAGATTATTGGGCGAATGTTTTTGAAACCACTGCAGAATCTGTAGATTTTGGTATCGAAGAAGAAGGAGTTATTGAATCGGCTGTTGATTATTCTGATAATTAATATTTCTATTGTTTAACCATTTAATTTATGGGAAGTGGGAAGACCTCTAAAAAATAAGAAAAAATATAAACACACATTATTGGTTGATGGTGATGCGTTAATTAAAACAGCGTATCATGGGGCATCTAACCTTTATTATAATGGGGAACATATTGGGGGTCTTTTCCAGTTCTTTTCACTTTTAAGAAAGGTTATTACAGAAAACAGGTTTGATAGAGTTTTTATCTTTTGGGATGGGCAATTCAGTGGTAGGTTGAGATATGATATCTATCCAGAATATAAACAGAACAGAGATAAGGACTTCTATAACCAATCTGAACCTAAAGAACCAGAGTTATTTATTCAAAAAGAAAGAGTTAAGTTATATGCTGAAGAACTATTCCTTAGACAATATGAGGATGAAGTTTGTGAGGCAGATGATTGTATTGCTTATTATTGTAATCAGATTAGAGAAGATGAGAAAATAGTTATCCTCACAAACGACAGGGACATGTGCCAGTTGATTGATGATAGGGTTGCGTTATATGTTATTAACAAAAGAAAGATAGTCTCTAAGAACAACTATAATGACCATTTTACACATCATCAAGAAAACTCTGCACTTATAAAGATTATTACTGGTGATGCTAGCGATAACATTAAAGGAGTGAAGGGTGTTAAAGAAAAAACTCTTTTAAAGTATTTTCCTGAGTTAGTAGAAAAAAAATTGACATTGAACGAAATTTTCAATAAGATTGAATCAATACAAAATGAGAGAAAAACTAGATTAAAAACATTGGATAATATATTAAATGGTGTAACAGATGGATCACAAAAAGAAAAATTATTTGAAATTAACGAAAAAATTATTAATCTTAAAAACCCAATTATTACAGAAGAGTGTAAAGAGAATCTAGATACTATTATTGATTCACCAGTAGACCCAGAAGACAGAAACACAAAGAATGTACTAAAAATGATGTTAGAAGATGGTTTTGTTATGGCGATACCAGGTGGTAGAGATGGTTATATAGAGTATTTGAGACCTTTTCTGAGTATTATTAAAAAAGAAAAAAAGTATTTTAATCAAACAAATTAATTTAAAATTATGAGTAAGAAAAATTATGAAAACCTTCCGTTTGAGTTTTATTTGAGAATTAACGGAAATGAGAGACCAATTGTAGGAAGAAACTTTAACGTTAGAGGTTATAACCCTAAATCATTACGATCTATGGATATTAAGTATTGTGTTGATGAGGTTGTTGGTATGATTCAAGGGCAATTTAGATCAAAGTCGGAAGATTATTTATATAGGTATTACAACCCATATTCTACACAAAATCCTGAAGATATTGAAGTGAAAGATTTATTTGAGGAAGAAGACGTATTTTCTTTTGAAATTAAGGTACATGGTAATGTAGTTGCACAGAAACAATTTAGCGGAAATTGGTATCCACCAAAGGTTAGATATGATGTGGATATTAGAAAATTAATTCCAGGAATTATCTCTAAGATACAAAAAACGTTAAGTAGTAAAAATTTAACAACGGAGTACGCGGGAATCACGCTTTAATACATATTTATTAATACAAAAAGATTTTCAATTTATGTCAAAAAAAGAAAGTAAGAATTTAGGGTTTTTAGGATATAGTTTTCAGGTAAAGTTGGCTAGACAAGTTATGGAGGATAGTAAGTTTTCTGAATCTATTATAGAGATTCTTGATCCACAATACTTCGACAATGAATATCTAAGGTTATTAATTGCTAGTGTTAAAGATTATCACGAAAAGTATGAAACAATCCCAACATACGATACCTTACAACAAGTTGTAAATAAGGATATTAAGAGGGAAATTGCTAGAGAATCTGCTGTAGCGATGATTAAGGAAATACAAGGTAGTGATGATAAAGATTGTATTCACATACAAGACACCGCTGTTCAGTTTTGTAAACAACAAGAGTTAAAGAAAGCCACACAAAAAATTCAAAAGATATTAGAATCTGGTGATTTTGATAGATATGATGAGTGTGAAGAAATAATGAAAGAAGCTCTTTCTGTTGGTTCTGAGTCTGATGGTGGTATAGATGTGTTTCACGCTATTGAGGATGTGTTATCTGATGATTTCAGAAAACCAATCCCAACAGGATTAGTAGGTTTAGATAATCTAATGGATGGTGGATTATCGAAAGGAGAATTAGGGGTTATTCTTGCCCCGTTCGGTGTGGGAAAAACCACATTGATAACAAGAATGGCGAATACCGCTTATAATTTAGGTTATAATGTAGTACAAATATTTTTTGAGGATAACCCAAAAGTCATCCAAAGAAAACATTTTACATGTTGGACTGAAATACCTTTAAACGATTTAACAGAAAAGAAAGATGATGTTAAAAGGGTAATCGAAGGTTTTAAGGAAAGAAAAGGTAATTTAATCCTTAAAAAGATGCCTAGTGATGGTACAACAATCCCTAACATTAAACAATATCTAAGAAAATTGATATCAACTGGTATGAAACCAGATGTAATATTTTTAGATTATATTGATTGTGTTGAGAGTACAAAACAATTTAAAGATGAGTATTCTGGTGAAGGTCCAATTATGAGGCAATTTGAGACTATGATTGCTGAATTAAATATCGCAGGATGGACAGCGGTGCAGGGTAATAGAAGTTCCATTGGTGCAAATGTCGTAGAAGCAGATATGATTGGTGGTTCTATTAAGAAAGGACAAATAGGACACTTTATTATGTCAGTTGCTAAGACATTAGAACAAAAAGAGGAAGGTAGGGCAACATTAGCGATACTTAAATCTAGATTCGGTAAAGATGGGATTATATTTGAAGATATTGTTTTTGATAATGGATCTCTGAAAATTGACACTGAAGAGACTAGTGATGTTTCATTCTTACAATTCGAGAAAGGTGAAGACAAAAGACGATCAGATATGGTTGTTAAGGCTATGGAGAAAAGAGATGAAAGGATCAAAAAGAAAAAACAATAAAATTAGTTAGAATTTTAAAAAATATTATGATGTCAAAAATTAATGTAGTTAAAAGAAATGGTGAGAAAGAGGTTGTTAATTATGAAAAAATTAACAGAGTCTTAGAATGGGCTGTTGAAGGGATTAACGGAGTTAGTTCTTCTGATGTGGCTATGAATGCTCACCTACAATTATTTGATGGTATCACTACAACTCAAATACATAAAGTATTAATTCAGTCAGCTTCAGATATGATAACTGAGGATACGCCTAATTATCAGTTTGTTGCTAGTAAATTATTGAATTATCTTTTAAGGAAAGAAATCTTCAATACATATA